TTCTAATAACTGTAATTCCAGCAGGTGTCATTCTAACTCTACCAATTACTCCATCATCTTGAACAAGTAGTGGTGGGTCAATTGCTTTAGCCCATGCTTTTAATCCAATTTCAACTGCTTTGTTTAAAGTTTTAATATCTGGTAATGCATTAAATGATGGTGATCTTCCAAAAATTTCACCAGTTGCTTTTGACCAACGTGGTACTAAATATGGAAACTCATTATAACCACCTGTTCTAACAACCATTTTATCTTCTTCACAAACATGACATGAATGGAATGGTAATTTAGTTGCAGATTTTCCTATTGCTCTTTCGTAATCTTCTGTTGGTTCTACAGCATGAATAAATGTAAAATTCTTTTCTGGTTTTTCTCTTGCCGCTTTTAAAATTTTTTCACCTAAATTTTCTTCACCAAATTCTTGAACAGCTTGTCTAGCTGTTAATTTATATTTTCTATAAAGTGTATCTACTTTTCCATTTATATTTTCTTGAATATAATATTCTGCAATATGTAAACAATTAAAATGAATACCATCTGTATCAAAACCTTTTTTACCTTCTTCAACAAAAATTGCACCTGTACCTATTGAGCATAGATCAAGATATAATTCATGTACTTCTGTATTAAAATTTGTTTCGTTAAAAGTGTCATACATTCTTTTTGCAGTATCTTCTAACCATAAAGCAACTTCTCTATTTTGATTTAGATTTTCATCTCTTAATTTAATTGAGAACCATGCTAATGATGGAGATGTAAGTGTACCTTGTAATGATGCCGCTAATAAATTGTTAGCAGTAATAGCTGTACTATCATATAAAACTTCTGTTCTTTTTTCACCACGAGTTCTTAAAGTTATAACGTCTGCTTTTCTTGGCATAACATAGTCAAGAATTTCTTGCCAATGAGTTTCCCAAGTTCCTCTATCTTCTTCCATAGAGCCTAGACGTTTTTTTACATATTCAAAAGATGCCATACTAACTTTTTTTTGTATTCTTCCAACCAGACTTCATTGCTTTGTATGCTTTTGGAGATACTGTTGATTTACTTTTTGGTCTTGAAGTGCCAGCTTTTTTTCTAGCATTAATATTTTTTACTAATGACATTATACTCCTCCTCCTAATACTGTTTTTTCTGTTGTTGCTTCTGTTTCATCACCTACACCAGAAGTTAAAATTGTTCCACGCATTCCTTTTTTCTTTGTACCTAACATTTTTTCTTTTTCAGCCGCAAGTTTTGCATCTGCTTCCGCAGTTTTATCATAGACCGATTGATCTACTGGTGGTGGCATTTGTGGTTGTGCTTTTCCGCCCATAATTATTCTCCTAAATCCATTTACATTCTTCTTTTAACATACCGTATATAGCCGCATCAACAAAATTATTATCTATTTTCATAACCTGTCTAACTACGCCTTCTTTTTTCCAACCTGTTCCAGATAAAATACGTTCATTACGTTCGTATCCATTTCTACAAACTGCTGTCATCCGACCACAGCCGATTTGTTTAAAACCGTAGTCAAAAACGTATCTTATATGTTTTCTGTTAAATAATCTAGGACTTTCTATAGCTAAATGAACATAGATATTATGACCATCATAATCAGTAAATAAAAATCCACCTAATATTTTTTCATTTTCAATAAAACCAATATAGGAAAATTCATCTTTTATATCAGCAGATATATGACAATTTTTTTTTAGATAATCACCAATTGGTTTTCTCCATTTGTCGTCTGTTACGACTTCAACCATAAATTATGCTCTAATTTTTTTCTTTTTGCCTTGACCTAAAACAGTTTTAGAAACATTTGCTTCTTCATCACCGCCTTTAGCTAATACAGTTTGTCCAGATGTTCCATAACCAGAACCTAATGCCGCTTTTTTTTGTGCCGCAACATCTGCTACTGGTGCAGTTTGTGCAGGTGCTTGTACAGGTGCTTGTACAGGTGCTTGCGCTACTTGTGCTGGTGGTGGTGATATTACGTTTGAGAATGTTCTTACAATTCTTCTTACAAATCCGCCCATTGTTATCCTTTGTTAGTTAAATATATTAAACTCATAATCTGATTGCACTTGTAATCTTTCATATGATTTTGTTCTAGCTTTTCTTAACGACATAACTGCATATCTCATTGCAGATATTACGTCATCATTAGCTGGTACAATCTTACCATCTTTTCTATGATACATACGCAATTCTTCTAGCAGTTTACTCTGATTTTTAAATATTTTCAACCTTTGTGTTTTAAATCTAGTATATAATTCTTGAACACCTGCTTCTACGGAGTTTCCTCCAGAACCATCTTTTTGTCCGTTTTGAGGTGGATTGCTAAAATGTTCTCTGCTCATATTAACACCTTCTTCTTTGTACTGTTGTGTTAAACTTTTACCAGAACCTTTATCAGCTTGTCTGCCATCCATAGGCCAAATAACAGGTATATGTTTTCCTCTCATTTTTATAGCAGATGCATGAATAGGTACTGCTTCTTGCCTCATAGCATAACAATCATAAACATAAGCTGTATCTGTATCTCTATCCCAAGCAACCCATACTGCGGCTGTTGGGTGATCCCATCCAAAATCCAGCCCACAAATTTTTGGCCAATGATCTGGTAATACAATTTCATCACATATTACATCTTCTTCTGCTATTGGAAATACTAAACCAGAACCTAATTGTGGTATTCCACGTTCTCTCATTTTTCTTTCGTGTGGCGGTAATGCGGCTAAAATTTGTTCTCTAACCTCTTTTGTCATATGAGGTGCGTCATCCCATCCTGCTGTTATTAATGCTTGACCTGCTCTTAAGTTGTTTACAAATTGTGCAACGGTTTCTGTCATACCGCTTTCTGGTGTAAATGTCATATATACAACACCACCTTTATCGGCTGTTCGTGTTAGTGATTGTGTATAGATTGGAGTAGGTGGTTCTTCATCTAGCCAGATCACATCAACACTTTCACCCATCCATTTTTCTTTACCCATATCATATGATTTAAAACCTATTCTGGAATTACCACCAGATACGTGTTTTACAATAACGGAGTTTAAAGCGTTAGGTACACCTGCTTTTCTAACAGTTTCTACAATGTATTTTAAAGGTATTGATCCTGTACCTTTTGCCGCAGGGTCGTCTGGTTGACCGATAAGTTCTTTTTGGCAAACATCCCTAGTGGTTTCGTTAGAAACTCCCCCAGCCCAAGCACGAATTGGTCTGTTAAACCGTTTACCTTCCCACCATGTTGGGTATAGACCCGTCACATGGTACGCCATTTCCATAGCCCCACAAAAAGACTTACCGATCCTATTTCCAGCCATAAGCAATCGCTGTTGTGCAATTGTATTATGGAATTTTGTTTGGTATTCGTATGGTTTATATTCTTTCATACGATTAGTAGCTTTTCTTTGCTCTAATTCTTTGGCTATCTTAACAGCTTGTTCTAGTAAATCACTTGTCATTTTTTAAAATATATTTTCTACGTATTTTACGAGGTGTTGCTAACTCAAAAATTTCTTCGGTTGTCATATGCGTTTTGTCGTCAAATCCATGATGTTGTGTAGCAGTATAAGGAACTCTATCAACAAGAACATATCTATAGATATACTTACCTTTTTGAAAATGCAACAAAGTTTGTGCTTTATTTAACTGTAAAAATTTACGTGCCATAATTATCCCATATAGTTTAAAAAAAACACATATGCAAGCTATTAACATAGGTTAATATTTAATAATTACCCATGAGTTTGCGGAGTTATCCATTGATTAGTGACACAAATCGCTTCTTGGGGGGTGGGGGGTCATATCACGGGCATCCATCCACACAACGAAGGCCTTTACTGTGTGTGTATGTAGGAGAGGAATAGAACAAAGCAGGGGTAATATCTACCAGACCGCACCGCTTGAGGCATAGAGCTGGAAGGCGTGTGTGTGTGTGCGGACATCCTTCATCTGGCCATCCTACGCAGGTAATGAGAGTGATAAGCCTTCTATTGTCCTTTAGGTGTTATCCTTCTCTATGTGTCTGTATGGAGGAGTAATGGCCTAGTTTAAAGAGCCAGACCCATCATCACTTGGATTGAGTTTAACTATCTTCATAGTAGATAAGAGATGATCCAACTCGGCCTTAAGTTCCTCGTCTGTTTTCTTACCCGTTATATCTTCAAACTTGGTTGTAGTCTGGTAGCCCGTACGATCTAGCAATGAGTTAATTGCACCTAGTTGAACGCTTGGAGTAGTCTTGTCGTTCTCAATCAATTTCTTTAACTTGTCCACCGCCATAGGTACAGCAGAGCCTAACAATTTCTTGGTAGCGTTCTCTATCTGGTTTTGTAGCTTGTTCTTAAGTTCGTAGCCTTGTTGCTCGGCAGTCTTTTCAGAGTATCCCGCCTTGATTGCTGACTGTGTAGCGTTGCCCGTCTGGCTAAAGTATTCAACGAACATTTTTTGTTTATCTGTAAGCGTTTGTGACATATTTGCAACATTATAAACTAAAGTTTTTTTTTATGCAAATTGTTATTTTATGGGTTGACGGGTTTTATCAAATAATTTAATTATTAACTTATGTTAATTAAAACTAAAGGAGAGAATATGGATAATATGGTTAAATATATAACTAAACAATCACCCACTTTAATGATTGAAGATGCTCAAGAGTGGTGTGGTGGGTATGTTCAAATGATTAAATTGAAAGATGGTCGTAAAATTTTAGTTGATGAAGATGCTAGAATTAAAACGCCTAGACCGCCAATCAATAAAGAGGCTAGTGATGTTGTTAATAAATCTGGAACATTTACTTTAATGATTGATGTACTTGGTAAAGCTATCGTTCTTGAAAAAGGTGTACGAAAGGGAGGATGGTAATGGAATATTTTTTATTGGCTCTAATTTGTTCCCTTATAATCGTTAGATTATGGGGGGATGAATAATGAATATTTATTTATCAGCAATTGCGTTTGCGCTTTGTTTTGCGCTTATGTTTTTAGGAGTAATTATAGCCATACATTTAAGCGTGTGGCTTGGTCTATCATTAACCGCAGTAGCAGGGATTAAATTTTGGTCTTATCTACCGCAATTAAACTAGGAGAATATATGTCACATCAAATCAATCATATGAGATTAAACGGAGAGAATAAGCACTATTGGGCAAATCAGTTAAAAGAATTTGCTGATTTTTTTGTAGGTAAGTTGTGGGGTTCAAGTCATCCCAGAATTATCACAGAAATACAATTTGGAAAACAAGATATAAGGGGCGGTTTTAGTATTTCCCTTGTAGATGAAAAACATTGTATTCCCAGACAGAAACATTTTCAAAGTAAAGACGCATTGCTTGGCTTTGTTGAAGGTTGGAATATGTCGGAAAATAATAACATTAATAATTTTTATTAAACTAGGAGGAATATGAATTGGGCAGAATATATAAAACAAGCGATTGAGGCAGGGCTTAACAGCCCTACGCCTTATAAGGTCATCCCGTATAAAAATGGGATAGGTATTAAAAAAATAGTATTAATCAATAAATCAAACTAGGAGGAAAAATGGGATATACTAACTACTTTACACAACCGACAGATTTTACCGCAGATGAGTGGGTTGCTGTTATGAATGAGGCAGAATATTTAGACACTTTTGATTTTATTACTGTTGGAGTTTTTAAAGATCAGATTATTATTAATGGAGGTGGATCAATGTCATCATTTCATAATAATGGTACTTGTGAAACTTTATCATTGATGAAAAAAGCTAAAACTGTACCAGACTACGAGGGGCAGGATGTGGAAACTCATTACTGTAAAACTAGGAATTTGCCATATGATTTAGCTGTTTGGCATTTACTTACATTTTGCCAAATGATTAAAAAAGACTTTGAATGTTGTCGTGATGGTTGGTCTTGGCAGAAAAATACTAAAATAACTAAAACGGAGGATACTGATGTCAGAATTAACAGTTAAACTTAAAAGCAATGATTATGAGAATGGTGAGTTCTCACAAGATCAATTAGTTTTTAGTAATATAGATCATTACGAGTTTTTTAGTCATGGTGAGAATGATAAAAAAACTTGGGTTAGGTTTAAATTTAAAAACGGTAAACCTAATGGTCTAATTACTACAACCGACAATATTGAGAACATGGATGAGGTGCAGGATAATATTGTCATAAAGGTTGAAGAATTGGCCTAATGATTAAAATGAGAATAAAAGGAAAATTGTACACGGGTAAAACCGTGTATGATTGTTTGTGTCAAGCTATTAGAGAGCCTATTGATATAAACGCTAAATTAATAACAATAACTAAAAAAATGGAGAGTAAGCATGAAGGAAATGGAAGCAATAGATAAACACGTTGGTAAGATACATAAAAAGTTTATGGATAAACCTAGAACACCAAATGAAAGCATGGTGGCTGATTTACAGTTTTCAGCTAACTTGGTTAAAATGGGATTATGGAACTTACAAAGATGGTCAAAAACTACACGACAACCTAAAAAGGCTTGGAGAACAGTATTGACTAAAATAATCAATGAACACAAAGAGGAGGATAAAAAAGCATGAGTAAGTATATTATGTTGACGGGAGGTTTTATGTTTTTCTTTGGCGTTGTGTTTGCATTTACGGTTGAATTTATATTTGGTTCAATTCTTGCAGGCGGTGGCGCAATGATATTACATAATCATTATAAAGCTAATAAAGGAGGAAAATAATGCCAAAATACAAAGTTAATATTAATTTTGATGAACAAACTATAACAGCAGACAGCGAGGATGAGGCTCAAGAAATTGCAGTTGAAAAAGCTGATTTTGGTTGGGCAGATATAGAAGTTAATGAAATAACAGAGGAGGAAAATAATGGCTGAACAAAATGAAAACCATTTTCATGTACATAGTGAAAACAAAGCTAGAGAACATGAAAGAAAGAAAAAGACAACTGTTGAAAGTTGGGCTATCTACATAAAATGGGGAGATGGTAAAGAGGATATAATTACAGAGATGCCAGATGAGGTGGCAAATGTAATTGACAATCATTTAACTACATTAGAAAAAAAACGACAAGTTGACTACGTAATGGGAAAGGAGAAAAAATGATTTTATTTGGTAAAACAAAAGAAGATTGGAAGGCACTAGAATTGTATTACAGACGTGAATGGGTTTGTTTTGCGATTGGCTTTATAATTGGCGTTCTAATTTAATTAACATACAATTAAGGGTGTTCGTACATTTCTTTGTAGGACACCTTTAATTTTTTATACTTATCTAACAATTTCAAATACTTTAATTTCCATTGATGCTTAATCTTAATTGATTTGGCTTTTTCTTTTTTAGCTTTATCAAGTTTAACCATATAACCTAATAATAGGTTTTTACCCACGCCCTTGACGGTGGTACTTTTTGTAGGATAATTTTTCCGATTTGTTTTTTCGCTTCTTATGTACACGAGGCCTTTTTTTAGGTTTTGGTCTAGGTATAAAATCCTTAAATTTTTGTTTTGCCATTTACTTTTTCATTTAACACCTTGAGATCAATGATCTGTTTTAAAGTGTCAATTTCCTTATCCTTTATATTTATTTCATCTTTATAGGATTTGGTCATCTTTTGCAATGCATCTAACAAAAATCTTACTTGGTGCATACCCATCATTTTAACAGTTAAAAACAGTTTAGTTTCATTAGCTGTCATTTTAACAGATGCTTTACCATCTTTAATAACCGCATAACCATTTTTTACCATTTCGTTATCAAACTTACTTATCCAATCAATGCCATCTATATTTAACATTGCATCTATTTTGTTTGCATCATATTGATCTAGTATTTTATATAATTGATCTATCATTTCTTCTCCTTTTTTTATTATAGATTGATTATTCATTATGTACCTTTACCATAGTTAATGTTTCATTCAACAATTCTTTTTGAGTTCCCCATTTTTCTGTAAATGATTTAGGACTATAATGATAAGCGTCAACGCCTTGTCTGTGATGTCTAGGACATAATGGAATAACCTCATAATCGCTTGCCTTGCGCCCCATACCCGTCTTATCTTTGATATGATGTAATTCAGCAGGGCTGTCAGGGAAACCCATTTTATTACAGATTAAACAACCAAGACCTGCAACTATGGACATATGTCGCTTTACATCATTACTTTTTGTACGTTTCATACTTGTACTCTTTGGCGTAGAATTTTCTTGTACTTATAAAAGTAAGTTTTTTAATATTTTTGGTAGGTATAATCATTTGGTCACCCACATCCTCACTTGCAAATGACATAGAAAAAATATGACAATCTTTGTTTTTAGATATTAAATACCCTTCTGTAAAACACATAGAAGGTTCATCTTTAACAGCCTCTTTTATTGTTTTCCAAATACATTCACTTGATGCATCCTCCCACCAACACTCGTAGCGGTCAAACTGATACATTGGTATTTCTTTTATCTTTTTCTTTTTAGCCATTCTTATTCAAACCATATCCTTTTGCTTCTCTCATTTGATTAATCATTTTGGTTTTCCATGTTTCAAAATTGATCTCAATCATTTTCTTTTCCCAATTCCATTTGGCTTCTTCACCAACAGCTTTAGCAAGATCATTAATATGATTTTGATATCTATCATCAGACCTCGCTTCACGTTCTTGAGCATTAACACTATCTAATTTGCCCGTATTGGAATTTATCATCTTTTCTTTCATAATCACAGCTAATAATATTTTACGACCATGTTGCAATCTTTCTAGGTTTTGCTTGGCTTTTGCATGGTTATAACCAATCTCTCTTAACTTATGCATATGTTGTTCTGTTATTTCTTCACTCATATTCTTAACTCCTTCATGTTGTATGATTTTGCTCTTGCTATATTGCAATGCTGTATAAAGTTCATTGTTTCCTTACTTGTAGATACAGGAAATACTTTTTTACTATGAGGAAAGTGGCCAAACTTTCTTTTAAAAGTATGACTAGCCCATCCCTCTTTAAAACCTTTTTGTTTTGCGTAGTACAATAGTTCAGCATAAAATTTTTGCTTATCATCTGTTTTAGGTTTCATCTTTGGTAGTTCAATTAATCTACCTTGTTGTATTAGTATAGCTTGTTCTTTTTTAGTTGGCATGAAACTACAATTAGGACATTCGGGTTGTTCCTTTGTAGGTTTATAAACCGTATCACATTCTACACAAGTGAATGGTTGTTTCTCAATTGGTTCTATCTTTTTCTTTTCACGTTCTTTTGTTTTAGAATAAGTTAGTTCCCAATTAGGTACATCTTCTGGAAAACCATGTTCATATACACAACCAGAATGATCTATGATAAGTGTATCTTTTTTATTTTCAGCAGGTCGCAATGCTCTACCTACCATCTGTAAATACATAGAATAAGATTTAGTAGGTCTAGCTATAATTACACATGATATTTTAGGTTGATCCCAACCCTCTGTCAGTACCATACAATTAGATAAAACTTTAATCTTATCATCTTGTAAATCTTGTAATACTTTTTCTCTATCAATCTCTTTCATCTCTCCATCTATATGGCCTGCGGGTATTCCATTTTGATTAAAGATATTAGCAATGTATTTAGAATGTTTAATGGATGAGCCAAATACTACTGTTGGCCTATTCTCACCATACTTTATCCAATGAGATACAATATCTCCTACAAGTTTAGGTGTGTTCATTCTTTTGTCTAATTCTTTTTTCTCATAATCACCTGCCATAATACGAATGTTTTGTAAATCTGGTATTGATGGTGCAACTATTCTATTAGGTACTAAATGACCTTTTGCAGTTAGTTCTCTTATCGTACCGCAGTTGACAAGTTCTTGATATATATTTCCAAGACCACGACCATCATTTCTACATGGCGTTGCAGTTAAACCAATAACCCATGCATCTGGATAAGCGTTTATCAAATCTTCAAATGATTTAGATGTACTTCTATGAGCCTCATCCAATATAATTACATCTGCTTGA